TTTAAATTAACGATTATTGTGGTTACTTCGCCACACAACTTTAAAGTCTATTACTTGAGCATTTTCTTTGATTACTCATGTTTTCTAGCATAAAATTACCGATTATTACTGTGGCCGCCGTTGGAGTTAGCTTTATGTTCTCCAACCGCCGCTACTATTTATCGAGCATCGTCCATTCTACGATGACTCGACCTATAATTAACAATCCCACAATGCGCACTACCTTTATGGATACGCACTTGATAGAACACAGGGCCGTAGCCAACCATACACATGGAGAGTCTGCCGCTGCCCGTAGTTCCGGAACTTCTGCAATTGTCCGTATATCAAAATTGTTGGGTTGTGTCCCTTATTTTCTCCAGATGTCTGCCGCTGATCAAAGGGCTGGTAGAGCTGGTTCACGTGAATATTATTGGGCTAAAGATCTGGCTGTTGATCCTGTCAGGTATGATCCACCCGAAGATGCTATACTTGGCATCGTAGATGTGGATTATTATATGGACATGCCGTGGTTTCTTGGACAAAACAAGAGGCCGGTTATGTTGTATACCTTTTGTCCCGACGATGTTTGTGGAGTTTATGAGAATTACTCGTTTACGATTAATGCTGCCTCCGAGGTTTGTGTTAACGTCACTGGAGGTGCCTCTTATAAACATAAAATTTGGAATTATGGTGTTGACGTATTATTAGCCGTCTCAACATTTATGGGTGTGCCTTATAGTGCATGTCTGTATAATGTTGATAGGCGGCGCCTGACTACTAACAGGTACCTTGTATTTTTGGCCCCCATTGGCTCTTGGACTTGGGCGGCACCATTAGTCTCTTGTTGTTATGACAATGGATTAAGTCGAATGAACTATGTTCATGGCCAATTTACTAGGTTAGATATATTGTCACAGGGAAGTCATAAACGCGCTACCGGGCGCATTGACACGTATAGCTCCGCGCTTGTGGATGTACAAGTCGACGATGCCATCGCTTCGATGGCTAGGATCCATGCTACACCCCTGGGTATACCCACCATACAAACTCTCTTGATTCAAGATGAAGATACTCCTAGTAGTGTTACAAAGATGCGCGCATCTGCACTTGTTGAGTACCATCGCATGAAGGCTCCAACTAAGCCGTCTATCGTATATCCAACTGCTAAGGCAGTGCGATCTTATACCCCCTTCAATTCAGAATACAACTCAGATGAGAAACCTTCCATGATACCTTATATGTCCCCTTTAATACATGGTTGTTTTGCTCCTAGCCAATGTAGAGCTAATGATGAGTTTGCAGTTACTGAGAGAGTTATTAATCTTCGAAATGATACCAAGCCTACACCCTTTGAGGAACGTTTAGACGACGAATTCCTAGAGTTCTTGATCCCGGAACGTGGTGTTTTAGTGCCTTGTGATATTGATGAGGTCTATCGTCGGCAAGACCGACCCAGCCAGCGTATATTGCTTGAGGAAGCTGCTGTGACTGGAGACCCAAATAGACTTATTAAGTCCTTTTTGAAGAAAGAAGCTTATCAGGACCCCAAACCACCCAGAGTAATCAGCACGATAAATCCATTAGATAAGATGGAATATTCTCAGTACACTTATCCTTTTGCTGATTTTATCTCTGAAGCTCCTTGGTATGCATTTAAACACACCCCGATTGAAATCGCTGAAATGATGGGCGATATTGCTATTGGTTCACATAGTATAGTAAACTCTGACATACGCCGTATGGACGGTTCTGTTAATGAGTACTCACGTGAATTTGAGAAGAAAGCTATGTTAAGAGCTTACCTTCGTACTTACCATAATAAGATAATTGAATTATTAAGGTCGCAATATACCCAGTTAGGCGTTACAGCCTTTGGCGTATGGTACGAGACGTTCTGGTCTCGGTTATCAGGATCTCCGGAGACGGGTGTCTTTAATACTATGTTAAACGCAAGAGGCGCCTACGGTGCGTTGCGTAGGACAAAATTTAGAGGAGCCTTTTTGACCCCTAGACAATGTTACGACAAGTTAGGCCTATATGGTGGTGATGATGGATCCACCGGGAATGTTGACCCTAAGGCTTATATTGAATCTTATGCTGCTATGGGATTTACTGTTACCGCTGAACCTATTAAGCGCGGTGACATGGGAGTTAAATTTTTATCACGTCAATATGGTCCAGATATTTGGACCGGTGATATCAATAGTTGCTGTGACTTACCTCGTGCGTTAAGTAAGTTTCATGCCACTGCTGGAACTGAAATCAAAGTATCGCCTATAGAGAAACTAATTGAGAAGAGTAGAGCTTATTCTCTCACTGATTGGAACACTCCCGTTATGGGTGACCTTGTGAGGAAAGTTATGTCATTTGCTGGCATCGTAGCTCCAAATCCTGCCATAGCTGCGGATGTCCCATTTATGTCCATCTTTGATAGAGAGTTCCAGTATCCGAATGAAGATACCGGCTGGATGTGCACTTATGCTGACCAGTCGTTACCCGAGTTTGATAATGATAGATTTACATCCTTTTTATGTAATGTGTCCAATCTTGATGCTATGTTAGCAATGCCTTTGTGCATGGAGATACGTGCCCCTAAGCCGACTAACATACCTATTGTGGTTGATTCTGAAGTTATTCCCGCTATTGTCTCAAAGTCCAAAACTATTAATGAAGATAAAGGTGCTAAGATGGCAAAATGTAAAGATTGCAATTCGTTTGCTTATGACTCAGCTGAAGCTGAATTTGTGAAGAGTAAGGGATTTCCCCTCCCTGCAAGATGCAAACCTTGTCGATTGAAGAAAAAGAGCATGCCTAAAGGCTGTTGGACTGATATGTTGAGCATATATAACGACGATCCTGAACTAGCTGAGTACATTATTAAGATAGGTGATTTCTTTGCCCCTTTTTGGGAAGAAATAATCAAACGTGTCGCATTTTGGCCTAGCGTTGCTTTAACAGCGCTTGAGACGTTTGTCCATTATGCTGAATTCGGATGGTTAACTTTGCCTACTTTAGCGATGCATGTCGTTTGCTTTAACGTATCTCTCCCTTCCGCTATCATTATACACGCCACTTGGAACATGATCTGTGTTCCTGTATTTGGAGTGTTAGCTGGCAATTCGGGTGGACGCACCCGTATACGAACAAACATTTTAAGAAATAACGTTCAAAATAATTTTCAAATGCCAACTGTAATTGATGTTACTGATGATAGACACCTTGCCTCTGGCCCCATATTGCACATTTCCCGTCCGAGGAGATCCAAAGCCAAAGCTAGGAAAGTCGGAAAGAAGAAGAGAAACAGAAACAGGAATAGGAGACGAATTGGAAACAACCGTTCTCTTATGATGACTTCTCGTGGGTCGAATAGTTCAGGTTCTATGACTGAACAATATTATAAGACACTTGTTGACCCATTCGAGTATTCAGGCGTTAGGCTTGGTTGGGGCTGTATGGTTCCGACCACCATCGCCCAAGCTTATATAAGAGGAACTGCCCAATCCAACGTCGATGGTTCCCTAACTATTCTAGCTCTACCACAGTCTGTTAATACCGGGCTGTTTTGGAGCAATGCCCATTCTACTGTTAATTTTTCAGGAACTATTAACAGTACTGATTCAGCTGCTATTGCTGCAAGCTTTTCTATGGGCCGAGTAGTATCTATTGGCGTCAAAGCTATCCCTTCTGTTGCACTCACCTCTGCCCCTGGGTTCTGTTATGCCGGTGCGTTGCCATTTTCAACTGCGGCCAATTTAGCATTGTTGTCAACCGACGACTTTGTTGCCCTCCCTACCACGAACTTCTGTGGTACTGCTATAGGAGGTTGTTCTTCTACTGGCCGCCCAATTGATGTCTTTTCGTATGAATTCTTCCCTGCCGTTACCAATGGTACAGGTTTTGCTGCTGCGTCCGTCTATCCGTTTTCCCTCCCCTATATTTCTTTCACAGGATTAGGTGGAGGTGCTGGTGCTGTCACTGTGAACTTCCAAATTTGCATGAATTTTGAAGCTGTCGAAGTTGTTGGCCATGCCACAGGAGGAATTGGAGTCGGCGATGTTGCTGGCCCTTCCCTTGCTGACGAATGGTTGACTCCCTCGTCGCTTTGGGGCAAATTTAAGTCCATACTCCCCACTTCCGGTGAAGCCTTAGTTAATGCCGCTTCTTATGACGCCGCATTAGGTGGCCTCCCATCTTCTATGATGCGTGTAGGCTTGAATAACGTCGCAAATATAGCCCGAGCTCGGTTTGGATTACAACACCAAAGACCGAATCGCCTCGAAATGCTCGATTAGCATTATCCTCTCTTTATATATATATTTTATTTTATTTTAAATTTTCTGGTAATTTTATGTTTTATGTCTTTAAAGTTGCACATTCACCAAACTGGTGGACCTCCTGGGAAGTGTTTAAATATCCACAAAGTGGAAACCCCAGTGTTCATTATTACAGTCACTAGTGTTTGTGTCTTGTTTTCCTCCGAAGTTCT